TCTTTCAATTCGTCGGGTAGGCGGTCAACCTCTGCATAGCACCTGTCAACCGCTGCCCTGTATTCTGCTGTTTTGCTGCCGTGCTCATATTCACTAAAAGACCACATTCCACGGGCTTGCCGTGCCACTTCTTCGTTGATTTCGTAGTATTTCATTTTTTTAACCCCTTTCGTCTGTTTCAATTTCAACACCACAATATGGACAATATTTCAATCTAACCATTTTGTAGCCGCTTTTTGTTTCGCCTGTCTTAATAAGCGTGTACGCTGTTATATCGTGTAGATATATGGGCAGCCGCTCTTTAAGCCCCTCTTTTGTGTATTTGTAACTGTCGTTGCAAATATGCTTGTAGCCCTCTGCGCTGTCTTTGTCTCGTACTAACATTTTTTATCACCTTTCTTATAAATGTTTCTTTTTGACGCATTGCGGGCGTTTATAGCCCGCTTTGCTGTTAAGCTACATTCTCTTTAACTGTGCCGTGTGCGTATCTGTCACGCTCAACACCTAAGCCGTAACCGTTTCTTATTTTCTGCAACTCTGACAACATTACATAGCCCCATTCATAGCCATAGCCTAATGTGATATAGCCATATAAGAGATAGTCGCCGTTGTCTTGCTTCTCTGCTTCTGTGATTAGCCAAGTAGCAGCACCGCACGGGTTAAAGAATTTTACAATGATTTCGGCGTCAGTGCCTTGACCGTCTTTGCTGTAAATCGGTGTGTTATTGAGTTTTCTCTCAATTTCTTTTGTAATAAGTTTCATAATAATTACCTTTCTTTCTTAAAGGGCTGTTGCCCTCTCTTTATTACACTTATATAATAACACAAAAGCGGTATAATATCAATTAGCAAGTTGCACAAATATTTATTGATTTTGCGGCACTTTTTTGTTTATTTATACTGCAAAGGTGGTATAATAATAATGTAGAGATAAGATTTCATGAATATGATATTATAAAAAAGGGTGATAAAAAATGTTAGAACAAAAGCAAATCCTTGAATATGCTGTTAAAGGTATCAACAAAGATATTGAAGAATTAGACAAGGCGGCAAGAAAAGGCGGGCAAATGATTGACGCATATTACAAAGGCGAAACGCTCAAAACAAAACTTCCAATTTATGAAATTGAAAACATTTACAGAGAGAAAAAGGCAGAGATTGAAAAACTCGAACAAATGAAAAATGAATTGAAATGGCAACTATCCGAATTAGAAGAACAATAAAAAAAGCGGGGCTATCAATTAAGATAGCCCCCTTTGTTGTGGGTTAAACTCTCTTTGTGAATGAAAGTTTAATATACCCGATACCCGATTTTAATTTACCCCAGCCGTCCTTTTCTGCAACGATTGTGTAAACTTCATTTCTGCGTACGGTCGCTTTGACCTTGTAGCCAATTCCTGCACCTGCTCTTACATTAAGGGCAGTAGCATTGATTTTGACTTTATAAGGAAATTTTGACTTCGTTTCTGTCTTTTTTGCAGTTTCCTTTTTCTGCTCTTTTAAGCCCCTAACACTTGCGATTGCCTTTGCGATTGCTTCACCGCATTTCTTTTGTCCTGCGGCAGTTTTGACTTTTGCAAGGTCGCTGTCCGTGTCAATAAATACCGTTTCGACAAGAACGGCGCAAGGCTTTGTGCTGCGGATAATCCCAAAGTAGTCATTACCGCTTGAACCAAGTTTTGTTTTTGCCCCTCTGTTCTTCACACCAAATGCGTTTGCAATGTTCTTTGTGATTGCTTCGGCGTACTTTTTGCCCCTCTCGCTTTCGTGGTGGTGGTAACATTCCGTGCCAGTTCCGCCGCCTGCGTTAAGGTGGATTTCAGCGATAAAATCGTATGTATCGTCTTTAAGTTTGTTGATACGCTCCTGCAAGGACAATCCGCCGTCATAATTCATCAGGTCGCAATGCTCGGAATAATGCTCATTGTAATACTGCTGTGCGTATTTACCAATTTCCTTTGCAATTCTGAATTCGTGATACTTTTTGTCCTTTGATACTGCGCCGCTGTCGTAACTCTTGCCGTCGTCTGCTGTGCCGTGTCCGATTGTAATAATAATCTTTTTAGCCATTCGCATTGTCCTCCGTATCGTCAGTTATTTTCGGTGCGTCATAGGTCAAGGCGTTTGTGCTGTCGCTAACGCCCGCAGTCGTCGGGTCAACAACAACACCAAGCACGACAAGAATATTGATTAACAGACCGATAGTGTTTACAATCTCGTCCTGTGCTACCTTTGGCACAACGCCAAACAACCCCAAAATCTGATAAACAAAAGTAACGCAAAGAGCAATTAGCGTTACAAGAGTTGTTTTGTTCTGTAGTCTCAACTTCCAGTTAATTTTCATCTTCAAAACTCCTTATAATACATTCGCAAGGATAGCGCCCAATACAGTACCAATTACAGTTGTAATAATGCAGCCGATAATAAGCCGCTTGTAGTGCTTGTATTCGTCTGTAGGCTCGTGTTCCAGCCGTTCCAGTCGCTCACCTTGCTTTTGCTGTTCTTTCGCCATATATTCCATATTGACGGCAAGTGTTCTAACAGAAGTCGTTAATTCGGACAATGTTTTGTCCTTTTCTTCTCGCTCGTCCATACGGTGTTTCAGGCTTTTAATTTCTTGTTCGTGATTTTCTAATCTCACTGCGATTGCTTCGTCTGTCACATTGCTGCCCTCCTTACCACTCAAAGACAGCACGCAAAACAACATCGTTTCGCTCGTCTTTATCGTTGTTGAAACTTCCCTTGATACAATTATCGTGAATATAAATACTCTTGATAATACGGCGTTCCGTGTCAACATCATTAACATTACTGCCCATATATCTCGGAATATCACAATAGAACGCTTTGCCGCCCCAATTTCCGCCTGTTGGGTTTTTCTTTGGTATCATTGTAGTAACAAAGTCGCTGTCGTTTGCTTTCTTTGTGTCTTTGTCGTAATCACTCCAAAGCAAAAGCCAACCGTTACGGCACTCGGATAACTTCTTTGACGGTGTAACTGTCTGTGGTGTGCTATTAGGACTTGACATATAAGCTGCTCCTGTCCAAAGCGGTGCAGGCGACGCTTCAAATATAGCTTTCCAATCTCGCCAAGTACCATTATCAACATAGCCTGTGTAAACACTACCTCTACCGCCAAACGCCATTACCCAACCGTACTTTGCTGAACCTGTCTTATGTACCATAAAACGGAACGACTCAATACTGTTCGGGTTATTTGTTGTGCCGATTGAAGCATAGGCAGTTGTCATTCCTGAACCAAGAGCCTTAATTTTTGCAACAACATCTTGATTAGTCCAACTAACCTCTACATCACCGTCGTCCGCTGTCATTTGCAACGATTTAGCAATATAAGCGGAATTATGATTGTGACTTGTGCTTGCCTTACCTGCAAGGGCTGTATTGATAACCTTATTTTGAACGGGATTAGTGCTTGAAGCGCTCAACGCTGTATCAACGGTTGTTTTGTTCGCACCTGTGGCAATGCCGTTCAACTTCGTTTTATCCTCTTTGCTCATAAAGCCGTTTGCAGTAGTTGAAGCGGCACCGTGAGTATGTCCCGTGTTTGCTTTGCCACTTAATGCTGTTGCAAGCCCTGTCACATCACTTTGAGCGTGTGTATGTGCTGTCGGTGTCATAGTCGTAGGCTTATTCGACAAATCGTTATAACTGCCCGTTGTGGCTACATCTGCAAGCCCAGTAATCATACTTGCGGGGTGTGAAGTCGGGTGAGTGTATTTATTTGCACCCGCCGCAATTCCTGCAAGTTTAGTCTTTTCATCAGTTGTATAATCGTTTGTCGAAAGCCCTTTGCCTGTGACCTTATCCACCTTGTTACCCAAAGCAGAGTTTACAGCTTTGTTTTGAACGGGATTTGTACTTGTACTTGACATTGCCGTGTCAACTACTGTTTTGTTTGCCCCTGCCGCAATTCCACTTAACTTTGTTCTTTCATCAGCCGTCATAATCTTTTTGGCGGTCGTTTCAGAAACATCATCAAGAGAATGTGTGTGACTTGCAGCAGCCTTTCCACTCAAAGCCGTGTCAAGACCTGTAATATCGCCTGTTTCGTGAGTGTGAGAAGCATTAGCCTTGTTGCCTAACGCCGTTGCCAGTCCTGTAATATCGCTCTGTGCGTGACTATGAGAAGCGGCAGCCTTGCCCTGCAATGCGGTTGCCAATCCTGTAATATCACTCTGTGCATGAGAATGAGAAGAATTTGCTTTACCGCTCAAAGCAGTAGCCAAGCCTGTAATATCGCTTTGTGCGTGGGTGTGAGTGCTGTTTGCTTTGCCTGCTACTTCCGTTTCAAGTGCTTCAACATCATCATTTGTTGCGTACTGTGAGTGCGTATGTGCTGCGTCGGCTTTACCTGCAAGCTGTGTAGCGGTCGCAAAGTATGTGGTATCGTGACCGTCAAGCATATCAGCGTCAAGTCCGCTATTTTGTCCGTCAACGGTTTTAAGTTTTGTCAACACTTCGGAAGCGGTAATATTTGCGCCGCTTGCGCCTGTGTCGCCCTTATCGCCTTTAAGACTTGCAAGCCATTCAGCCTGTGTACCAACAAAGCCATTATCAAGGGCAATTTGGTATGCGCTTTTACCGTCCTGACCGTTAGCGCCAGTAGCGCCCGTGTCACCTTTCACGCCCTGAATGCCCTGTTGTCCCTGTTCGCCTTGCTCGCCTGTATCGCCTTTGTCGCCTTTGTCGCCCTTTACGCCTTGAATACCTTGCTCGCCTGTATCGCCTTTAACGCCTTGAATACCCTGCTCGCCTTGAATGCCCTGTATTCCTCGCTCGCCCTTGTCTCCTTTTTCACCTTTCAAGGCTGCAAGTTGAGCGGCTGTAAAATCGTCATAAGTGAATGGGTCGCCTTTGTCGCCCTTTGCGCCCGCTGCGCCTGCTTCACCTTTGATATTGACGCTTGCGGGGTTTGCAAGTCCCTTGTCGTTGTTCCAAGACAAAGTACCGTCACTTGATACGCTCGGCGTAAATGTTGCGCCGTCCTCGCCGTCTGCTCCTGCCGTTCCGTTATCCCAAGTCGCTACTTTTTCTGCTGTGATACCGTCAAGCACGGCTTTATTGCTGTGGGTGTGCAAATCGCTTGCATTTGCCTTTTCAGCAATAGTGCTGTCCATACTGTCCAACTTTGTTGTTAGCGGCTCGCCTGTACCTTTATAATCAACCTCGTCAGATGTACAACTGAAACTCCAATCAGGCATTTCTATTCCCCCTTTCGTTAGGTGGATTTTGTTTTTCATTGTAAGACTGTTTTACTTTTTTCATAGTAAAAACCTCCAAAAAATATATACAAAAAACACGCCGCAAAGGGCGTGCTTAATGTTCTATATGTCAGCGGTACAAAATCTGAATGTGCGTGCTGTCAATCCGTTTCATCACTCTGTAACCTGTATCAGACTTTGTTGCTTTGCCACCGTCAGCAGCCTTGCAATATCCGTTGACTTCGCAAGTGCCGTCGTCAACAACAACTAACTTGCCCATAAGACCAACGCAAGCCCATTCTTTTCTGAATTCTCGGCTTGTGTATTCCTCGTCAGGGTCATAGTCAGGATTTACAACATATCTTGTAAAGGTGTGAGCAGGAACGACCTCGCCTGTTTCTTCGTCCGTGCTTTCAGGCACTTCTACGGTTTCTGTGAGCGGTTGACCGAACACATCTTTTTTATACATTCCGTGCCAGTTCTCGGACTGAACATCACCAACAACAGACGGATTTGCAGAAATCACGCCGACTATATAATCATCAGCAGCGGTAGCAAGTCTAATCTTGTCACCGTCTAATGCAACAAACAGTCCTCGTCTGTCCTCGGCTTTTTTGTTTCCGTCACGCCACTCGAAAAATTCGGCGTAATCCGCCCCGCTCGAACCAAACGATTGAGCGCCCATACATTTTCCTGCGGCTGTAACTCTAAATGCGTTTGCTTTTGTAGTAGCTGTTCCATAACCGATAATAAAAATTGAATTGTCTACTGACTGGTCATTATCATTAGTGCAACCCGTTTTATCTGTATTGTATTTTCCTGTAACAAACTGATAAGCGTTTGCTTTTGTGCTATAACCCCCAGCGTGGGAATTATTACCGCTTGCAGTCGTGCCAATCCCCTCTGCGTGAGCAGCCTTGCCGCTTGCAGTTGTGTCACTTCCCTCTGCGTGAGCAGCCACATTGCTCGCGGTCGTCTTCTGCCCCTCTGCGTGGGAAGCATAGCCAACTGTTTTTGTTCTATATCCCTCTGCGTGGGAAACAAAGCCAACTGCTGTTGTTTTTGTTCCCTCTGCGTGGGAAAATTCACCGCTTGCAACATTACCCTGATTAACAGTTCCGTCTGTCGCAAATGTTCTTTCTTTATAATCGTTGAAAATTTCTGCTCCTGAACCTGCTTGAGCGCCTTTTCCGATTTCAGGATAGACAATTTGCATGTATAACGATTTGCCTGTTTTATTTTCATAATCTGCGTGAGTATGGTAAGTATCAGCCTTTCTGTTCAAAGCGGCTTCAAGACCTGCAATGTTATTCATTCCGTGAGTATGGGAAGTATCAGCCTTTCTGTTCAAAGCGGCTTCAAGACCTGTAATGTTATCCATTCCGTGAGTATGGGAAGTATCAGCCTTTCCTTTTTGCAGTTCATCAATGCAGATACCGTATTTATTGAACATATAGTTGAATACGGGTGCTGGCGGCTTATAGCCTGCTTGAAATCCGTTTGTTTTAAGCGTTTCACTCGGCGCAACGCCAACATTGCTCCATGACGGCGGCGCTGTAAATGTTGTTGCCATATTATTTTAACCTCCTAAATCGGTAAAACTGTTTCGTTTTCTTCGCTGTTCAAAGCACCAAAATATCCGCCTATTGTGCCACCCTCAACATCACAAAATCCTGCTGTTTCGTCCTGTTCGTTCTCTGCTGCCGAAAATTCAAAAGTGCCCTCATAAATCGTGTTGGCGGAAAGAACAACGCCTACTGGAAGAATGGATTTTACAAGTTGATTGAATTGCTTTACCGTCAGTTCTGCTTCAACGATTGAACCCAGCGGAACGGTAATTAACACCTCGCACGGATTGTCTGTGTCCGTGATATGTACTTGCGATTGCTTGCAATTAAGGATTGCGCATAAAGCGTCCACAACGCCCTTATTTGAGCCGTTTGCAAGGTTACGCATAATTCTTGTCTTAATCAGCAAAATATACTGCTCGTCAGTTGCAAGTCCTCTGCTTTGCCCTACAAGTTTGCCGTAAAGGTCAAGCGTCGCACCTCTCGCATTATTCAAGTTCAAAGAGTTTTCAATACTAATTAAACATTCCCTAAATGCGTCAACATTCTTTTTTGACAATTCAAGCAGCTTATAGTTGTTGCTTCCTTTATCCTTTTTATAGCAGTCGGGTAAATTGTCAATTAGGGTTTCTTGAAACAACTTCATATCAATTCACCTCAACATTGACCGCCGCACATACAGCACATTGATACTGTCCTACTGTAATATCACTTGTGCCAAAGTTCGTACCGTCAGTTGATAATTGCAGCAGCGTTACTTTTTGAACGCCTGCGACGGAATAAATGTAACTGTAAAGTGCTGAATAAATAACGCTGTTACCAACGCCCAAACCGTTGATATATCCAGCAATATTTTCTTTGATTTTTTCAACGCCCGTGCTTTCAAATTCTGCCGTTGTGTCAATTGTGATTTTTACGGTTACATTTACATTTTCCGTTCTTGCAAATTTGATTGTGTGCGTATATCCGCCCTCGTCCGTTATTTCCTGCGAAATTGAACCGTAGGTTTTAATGCCAATCGGCTTTTTGTCAAAAATCGTTTCGGCAATTTGCTGTTCATATCCTACACCGCCAGTTACATAGGCGGTAAAACTGTGGGGCGGTCTGCCGCCGCTGTCCGTTGTGTCGCCGTCATTAACAATCAACTTTGCGCTTGTTACAGTCGGTACACGAATTAACGCACTTTCAATAGCCGTTTGATTACAACTGCCAAGTCCTTGACCTGCTTGTACAAACCGCTGTCTTAACTCGTAGTCGCTTTCTTCATCTTCGCCAACGGTAACAACGCTCTTTCCTACAATGCTGTCAATATCCGCTTCGGGGTTTACAATCTCTGTAATGTCACTGTAATTAACATTGCCCATTGTTCCGTTTTCTGTGCATTCAACGGTGATAACGCAAGTTCCGTCCTCGCCAATTACAGTATCAAGCGTGTTGTAAAACTCAACCTCTGCGTCAGTAGCAACCAAAAAGCCATAAGGTACGGTATATCCAGCCGTGCCCGTTACTGTGACTTCATACTGTGACGGCGTTGCTGGGTTTCTTGCGATACCTACAAACGGGCAAAGTCTGTCAAGGCTTGTGCCGCTCGCCGTGTTCGGAAATCGTGCGTAATATATTGCTTCCGCTTCTTCCTCCGCTTGTGCTCGGTCGTATGCGATAATTCTTAAAAACTTACCAAGCGGCGTTTGCTCGTTCGTTTCAATATCCTCACCGAACAACTCCTGCGCTTTAAGAATAAGATTGTCAAGAATATCATCATAAGTAGGGCGCTCGTACCCCTGTGTTGTCAGCATTCAATCACTCCTTTAATCCCATTCCGCTTCGACTTCTATTTCTGTGTCGCTATCCTCGCTCATACAAGAAAAGCTAACGGTCAGCATTCTGCCGTCAATGCTCATATCAAAGTCGGTAATATTCAAGGTCTCGTCTACTTGTCGCAGCCCGTCCTCAATTTCTGCAATTATCATTTCTTCGGTTACACCTTTACCGAGAATGTTTGAAAAGTCTATGCCCTCGTCCCAGTCGGTGAACCATTCGCCTTTGTTCGTTTCAATGATTGACTGTGCCGTTTGTCTTAACAATTCCTCGCCGTCAACCATTTGTATTTCGTTATTCTCAATCAGCAAATCGCCGTCTTTCAAAGCAAATCCTTTGATAAAATCGCCTCCTTACAAAACACCTATAATAATGCTGTCGCTCATTTTATGGTGACCTGACGGCGGCAACACATTCTTGCCCTTTTTTGCTTCCGTAATATTTCTCTCGCAACAAATAACAACGGCAATATCGCCCTTTTTCAAGTCCTTTACCTGCTTAGTGAACGGTACGGCTGTCAATACAGATTGTTTCATTGCCTTTTCGCCTGTTTCTTTCGTCAAGCAAAGCGGCTGTATTTTCGCCGTGCTGCCGCTAACTGACAATACCTTTGCCAAATATGCGGTATGCAAGGATAGTAGTTTGTTATCTATCAAATCATCAAAATACTTTGCATATCCCATTGTGCCACCTCATAAAAAATAACCGTGTCACTTTTCGCACGGTTAAAATACTTTGATTTTGCTTGTTGCTTCGCTCTCATTGAAAATGTGCTCACCGCTTCGTATTCTGTACTTACCGTCTTTTGCATTTTTGCTTTTGAGTTTAATTATTCCGCCTGCCGCAAATCTGTGTTGCAGCAAACATTCTATTTCATAGCCTTTGACCGTTTCTTTGAAGTCCTCGGCTGTAATTTCTTCTTCATACTCTGTCGGCGTGTTTATCATTCCTGTGCTTTCTTGCACGGTAAAATTCAGATTGTCGCCTACTTTCAAATATCGGGCGTAAATCTTGCCTTTGCTTACATATACGGAAATGCCGCAAACATCAGCATAGGTTTTAATATTCTCAAACAAATCACCGTCAACCTTTTGTTCGTCCTTATATGTATGGTCACGCCGTATCTTAAACACCGCTATCGGTGTACCTGTTTTTTTCAGCAAGTCTTTTAATATCTTGCTTGCTTTCGTTCCCTTTTTGTAGGTTATTTCTTTTAAGTTTCTTTTCTTTACTCTATCCAAGCATTTGAGCGTTGTTTTTCTGTCAACGCCCTCGTAAGATGTCGTCCTTTTTGATACATAGCCCTTGAATATAACGCCTGTATCGCCTTTGAAACCTGCTTCAATGGTGATTGTTGCGTTTTTCTTAAATCGGCTTATCGTTGTGTTAGATAGGTTGTAAATGATAACTTCCGCTTCGTTTGCTTCCATATCATCATCAAAAGGCACGGTAAATTCCAAGTCCAATTCACTTGACTTAACAACTGCGCCATTGCAGCGAATGACCGCAACGCTGCCGAATACACCGTCAGGCATATCAGTATAAAAAGTATCGTTCCAGCCTTTCATAGCCTTAGCCATTTTCGATACATTTTTGTTGCTTTTTGCATTTACAATTTGCGACTTGTTACTCATTACAACACCACCTTTTCCAAGCAAAGCAAAAAGCACCCTTTTTCAAGAGTGCTTTTCGCCGCTTGCGTTGTTCGTTATACGGGCGGCGTACTATACGCCCCCTCATACATTATTATAGCAGAATAGCTTTAGCCTGTCAACATTTGGAAAAACTAATCTACCAACACTTCGCTATCGTCAATCAGTTTTTCAATTTCTTCTATCTCGTCCTCGTGCATACAGTCGTCAGGATTATCCGTGCTACCGCTGCCGTCAATTTCAAGTCGAGACTGTTTCACTTCAACCTTAATGTCCTCGTCTGTGTTATCAATACACAAAAATACGGTTTCGTTAAGATTGTCAAAGGTCACTGCGTTGTTCTCGCCGCTTTCGTCATAAGGCACAATGTCCACTGCGGGATATTTACCATTAACAAAAACATCTGAAAACAAAGCCTTGCCGTATATAATCGGCTCGCCTTTGCAAATCGTTTCATACTCGCCGCTTTCTTCGTCCAGTTTGGATAAATCCAATGTGAACAACTCTGCGGTTTCGTTAAAGTTCACGCCTATTTTGAATGTTTCATCAGCAAGAACAATATCGAATTCATACGGTATCAAATCTTTGTCGATTTCGATAATATCCCTTTTCATTTTTTACCTCTCAAATCGTTTCTTTCGGATTTTCAACGCTGTAAATCTGCTCGGGGTCAATGTTCGTTTCGTCCACAACAATAAAGTTTTTATCAAAATCGAATGTGTGCGGAAAAACGCCATAACGATAATAGCAAATTTCATCAGCAGGTGTGCCAGCAGGATAAGAATTGAGTAGATAATATACCCAGCCACTATCCATAGTAACCTCTACACCGTCACCAAAAATCCAATTAACGGTTGCGTGTTCGATTGTTGGCAATGTTGCCATAACACAAACCTCCTTAATTATTGATAAGTCCAGTTTTTGTCTTTCAACTTTTGCAAATATTCATCACTGATTTTTGCAAGATTTGTTGGTCCAACGCTGAATACAGGCGCTTCTTGTCCCGTCATATCTGCAAGATTATCAATAAGATTATGCAATGTTTCTTGCGAATACTTTAGAGAGTCTTGAAGATATAGACTTGCACTTGTACCTTTTCCGATTTCAAGGAATTCAATATGCGATTGCGTACCTTTTGCCGTTATGAGAAAAGATGTACTTTCCGTACTTGTCAATTTTCCAACTTTGAGTTTACTTAACTTTCTGCAATTTTGGAAAACATAAACACCCATTGTTGTAGCACTCGGTGTATTGACTTCTTCCAACTTAGAAGCGTGAGAAAATAGTTTATCGCCAAGTGCAGACAATTTAGGTAAATCAACATACATCAGTTCATCAGTTGCATAGTCGGACAAGTCGCTTGCAATCAAATCCGTAACATTCTTACCTGACAACTTGCTCATAAGCGGTAATACCCCAAAATACCACGCTTCGTTAGGTACAGTTATGCTGTCGGGAATTGTAAAGTCAATAGGCTCAAAATTCCACAACTTTTGCCAGTATTTTTTGTACATAGCCTGCTCAATCAACTTTTGGACTTTGACCTTTAAGGTCGCTAAACTCATTTATTATCAACCCCCTAACTCTTATATCCCATAAGCAATTTAACGCCTACTTTTAGTGTTTTCGGGTCGCCTTTTTTGCTAAATGCTTTCGGATTGTTTTTTACAACCCAACTCACCGACTTACCCAGCGACTTATAGTTTTTGTTGACAAGGTTATAAACGGTGTCGCCTTTTTTCGTTTTGTGATAAACGGCTTTGCTACTTCCGTTTTTAGTCTGTTGAGTGCCGCCGTTCGATTTTGATTTTGTAGTGCTCTTAACTGGCAATCCCTCAATGTTTGACTTGTCAACCCAACCATAAACCTTTTTTCCGTCCGTGCTTATTAGGTGGTACTTATGTTTAGCCCAACTTTTGTTGTTTATGATTGTAATTTTGCAGGTGGAACGCCCACGCTTCGCAGCCGCTTTTTTTGCGTCCGACGAAACATAGACTTTTCCACCCTTGAAAACTACCTTTGCGCCAACTTTCAAATTAGGCTTTGACTTCTTTGCCTTTGCCTGTTTGTTCGTTGTGCTTTTGTTTGTCTTTTTCTTCTTGGCTTTATAGGAAGATTTCGCAATGCGTACTTCCTTTAACTCCATAGAATAGTCAATGCCGCCCCAATTATCCTTTGTATAGTCACAATCAAAAGACTGGATTTGTAAGTTTTTCAGGGTGTTGCGTCCTTTATAAGTTATCAATGAGCCGTTGTTCTGCAACTTGACAATCTTTGATTTTATTTCAGACGCTTTGTATTTACCGTTGTTTACAATCTTTCCGCTAATGCTTAGCGTTATAGCCTGCTTTTGAATGTTACTTGTAATCGGTAAGCCAGTTTCGGTAGGGTGGTCTGTGCTTTCAATCGAACGCTTTACGCTTTCGCTTTCAACAAAAATCGCTATTCCGTTTATCGTAGCCATTTATCAGACCTCCCTAACCTTTGGATTTTTGGTAGCCATGCCCTCAAATACTTCGTCCATTGCTTCCTTAACCCATTTCTTGACTTTTCTTGCTGTCGCCCTATCGTCACTTGTTCCGCTCACGGTCAAGTTGAATACAGGCGCATAAGTGTTGTTTTCCGTTCTGCTTGTGCTTTGCGGTGCAACATTGCTTTCAGGACTATAAACAGGTGTGCGAACACCGAGCATATCGCCCGTTTGCTGCCATAGGTTTACCCCTCTTTTTCTCTTGTTTTGAGATAGCGGGATAACCATTTCAGGCTTGTTTTGTTCGCCAATCCAGCCAGCCTTTGTAACAAGACCGCCGTTAGAATATCCGTGACCTTGATATGCTCTGCCTAATGAGCCGTACCGTGATACAGCATATCTAATTGAAGCAAGAATATTGCTCAACGGGTCATAGATATTTTTGTTAAATCCTGCTCTTGCATAAGCCCTGAATGTCGGGTCAATCACCTGCATTAAGCCTTTGGACGGCGTACCCTTTTTGGCGTTGCTGTCCCAGTTGTTTATTGCTCTCGGATTGCCGCCGCTCTCGGTTTGCATTTGATAAAGTGTTCTCTTAACATTTGCAGCACTATATTGTCCCTCCATTTTCAAGGCACGAATAACCGTTGTGCGCCACTGCGCAACACCTTTTGAAGCGTCATAGTTTGCAAGGCTCAAAGCGCCCATTTCATCAAATTTTTTCTTAAACCAAGAAGCCATTTTTCCAGTAATGGTATTTACAACACCATTTCTAACACTTGCGTTAAAATCGCTGCCGCTTGAAGTTGCGGACTTTCTGATATACTCCGTCAGTCCTTTAGGATTATCAATGTAATTCCATACATCAAAATCCCCCGTGCCGTCAGCGTATCTATAAGTAGGCGACTTTCTGCCCATAAGTTGCGCCGTACCGTTAGCGGGCAACACTTTCATGCCTTTAGGTGCATTCGGAATAAGTACATTTCTGCCCTTTGGAATAAATGATTGTCCGTTAGGCATTTGCACTAATTCAGCACCGTTGCCGTCGTTTACAAGGGCGTTGCCGCCTTTGTGTCCGTTAGTGCCGTTGGCATATCCCTTTACAGACGCTAATTTACTCTTTGAGCCGATTTGACTAAGTACAAAATTAGCGCTGCTTACAACCTTGTTTGCACCAGCAGATGAAGCGGACGCAGCCCTATTCCATATTGCAGTAATAGCATTTGCTAAACTGTTCCCTGTGCTCCTGATAGCGTCGCCCATTTTGTTAGGCAGTTGTTTAGCCTTGCTTACCATACTGTCAATGTTTTTAGTCACTATTTGCAGTGAATTTGTTGTAATAGTGCTCGGCTGTTTAAGCGACTGCCACAATCCGTTCAAATTGCCAAGATTGATTTTGTTGACCTGCGCAATAAAGCCTTGAATATTCTCGCCAAAAGTTTTTAAGTCCGAACCAATAGACGCAAGGTCATTAGTGCCTGAAAACTTTTGCTTTAGACCGCCTTTTTTCGGCAAGTCTTTGATGTCCTTTAAGGCTTTGAACAGAGCGGGAATTTTGCTCATATCATCAATTTTAGAAATTGATGTGTAGAAAGAAGCAACCGCATTGCCAAAAGACGGTAACTGTTTAGCAATACCCGATATGTTTGTTTCGCCAGTAAACCACTGCTTAATTCCGCCTGTTTTCGGCAGACCGCCAATGCCTGAAAGCGATTTGAACAAAGATTTAGCGTTTGCAAATCCTGCCTGCGGTATTTTGGCTACATTAGTAAAGAAGCCGATAACGCCCTTACCCGACAATTTAGACAATCCGCTTGCCAATGAAGAAAAGTCTGTTTCACCGCCAAACCATTGTACAAGACCGCCAGTTTTAGGCACATTGCTTATACCTGAAAGACAAGAAAACAGCAGTTTTGCGTTTGTAAATCCTGCCGCTGGCAATGTAGCAACCATTACAAAGAAGCCTGACGCTTTTGCTGCAAAGGTCGTTAATTGTGTGCCAATGCTTCCTAAATCCGTTTTGCCGCCAATCTTGCTCAAAAGGTTGTTTCCTGTCATTTTAAGCATGAAGTTTGCAAAACTGTTCAAGAAACTACCAACGCCCGACATATCAACGCCTTGCAGCATTGTAAACATAGGCTTTATTGATTTGGCAAAGGTGGCAATATTCTTGCCTATCGTCGGCAATGAATTTGAAATGCCCTCACCAAGTCCGCCAACCAACGAACCGCCAATTTGTCCGATTACTCTAAACAAATTAGCAAGGGTTTTGCCGCCGCTTGTCATAAACTCGTCAAAGCCCTCTATCTTAGACAATGCGCCAAAGGCTGCAATAAGAGCCGTCATACCGCCAATCACCAATGCTATGTTAGCCAATCCAGCCAATACAACGGGAATAGGTATCATACCGATAATTCCAGCAAATACAGCCATTACAGAGCCAACACCGCCCAATGCGCCCATTATAGCGGTGATTTTCAGTATTTGTGCAGTGTCAAAATTGATAAGAGATACTGCGCCTATCAACAAGTAAAGGGCGGACAATCCACCAATGACTAAGCCAATGTTAGCCAAGCCTTTTAGCACAATCGAAATAGGTATCAATCCTACTAAACCTGCAAATCCAGCTAAAACAGCACCGAGCGTGCCCAAAGCGCCAATAATAGCGGCTACTTTCAGAACCTGCGCAAGATTGAAATTGACGAGCGATACAGCACCAATAAGCAAATATAATGCCGACATACCAGCAATGACTAATGCAATGTTTGCAAGTCCTTTAAGGACTGTTTTAATCGGTATCTTGCCGACTGAACCCGTCCATTTGGCAAGTTCAGAGCCGACTAAGCCTAACGCACCAATTACTGCAATCAGCTTTACTATTGCACCCGTGCTTGACAGTTTCGCAATCTGCGGAGCAACTAACATCAACAATGCAGCCATTCCAGTAAATCCAGCAATGATAATGCCGAGATTTGCCATACCTTTTAGTATGGTGGAGGTCTTTATCTTTGCAAGTTGCTTGAGTGTCTTTGTCAGTCCACTAAGCAGCGACTTATTGCCGCCTTTTGCGCCGCCAAATATCCCCTTAAATGAAGAAAGAGTTTTTAATACCTTAATAGCGGCTACCAATCCAAGCAAATATGGAATGCTTTTTTTGATTTTCTCGCCGTTTTTGGTAAAGAAATTTGCCAACTTATCAAATACAGGAAGTTTGAAATTGAACGCTTCCGCTATTGCAGCACCTAACTGTTTGGCAATATTCGGCAATTCCTTAACAATAGCCTTGATGATATTAGGCAATGCCACAATAAGACCTTTTACTAATGATGTTGCCGCTTTCAGCAAGGGCGGTAATAATTCATCTACAAGTTTAGGAAATTCCTTTTCAATGATAGGTGATACTTTTTCAATCAGTTTACCGATACCCGACAATGCTTTTATGATTGCAGGCTTGATATTTTTTGCAAATATAGCCGCACTATCCACAAGGTTATCAACACATTGATTGAAACTGTCACCGCCTTGTATCAAAGCGGGCATAAGGTTACCCCAAGCCGCTTTCAAAGAGTTGAGCGAACCTGAAATAGTATGTTCCGCTTCTTTTTGCGTTGTACCATAAATGCCCGTTTCTTTTTGTACGGCGTGAATTGCCTTTACGATATTGCCGTAGGACAAACTGTTTGCTTTAACGCTCTTATCAAGTTTTGCAGCGTCTTTTACAAGGCGTTGCATTTCGGACTTTGTACCGCCATAGCCCAACTTTAAGTTATCTAACCATTTACTACCCTCGGTTTCCCGATATTTAAAAAGAGCCTATACGAATGTATAAGCCCTTTAGGGATTAGACTATATCTTCAACTTTTTCAAGTACCCAACCTTTTTTATTTCCTTTCTTGTAGCGTCTATTGTAATGTATTTCACTATCCGAACAGTGAAAATATTTAGCCGCTTCTTGTCGAGAATTAAAAATGATTGTTTCGCCGTTTTGATTTGTTGCTCTAACTTTTCTCTTTTTGTTGTTAATTCTTGATTGATAACCAAACGCCAACGCATTTTCTGACGGTGTTACCCACCTTAAATTTTCAACATTATTATTAGAACGATTACCGTCTATGTGGTCTACCCAACATTTTTCATCATTTTCAGGTTTTTCAATAAATGCTTCTGCAACAAGTCTATGAATATGTTTTGTAACAGTAAATCGCAAATAACCGTTATTTTCTCTTGTAGCCATTATTTGACCTGTACTGTCTTTTCTTATTCTTCCTTTGTTGCTTACTGAATAGCCTTTCAAGTCGGTAATTTCTTTCCAAATCTCCATAGCCTGTACTCCTAAAAGTTGGTGTGCACTTCCAATACCGTATCAATAGGTATTGTACTCGGTGACGAACCGATAGTCGTTTGACGATTATTATATTGATATATCTTTTTACACCCATATATTACCATAATTTGTAATGTTTGTCAAGTGTAATTTGGTATGTTAATATAAATTTCGCACAGGATTACCATATACTTTTGTACTTAGGCTTCCCCTGTTAGCAAGGTTATCTCAATAGCCATTTCCTGCTATATTTTAACCTCACACCTCTGATAGAGTTCACACACGCTGAACGACATATCACTATGCCGCCCGACTATTAGATTTAATCGTGTAGTTCTGCTTAGCAAAACCTTGATACGCCCACTGAATACTTCCCATATCAGTACCCATTTTGTTGGCGTTATCGGACATATCGGAAACGGCTGTATTAGCGAGTTTTGCCGCTTTCATAGTGTCGTTGCCAGTGCTTTGCAGCAAACTTGCAGAGAAACTTGTCACGGTTTCCATATAATCGTTAGCGGATAATCCTGCCGTTTTATATGCGTCATTTGCATTCTTAACAACAAGATTTTGGCTTTTTGTTAATTTTTGGTATTCGCCTTTTACTTTGCTAACGGATTTTCCTGTTAGTTTAGCGTATTCTTTAACGCTATTTGCGCCTTTTGCACCTAATAGTGTTTCAACGCCACCTATTTGCTGCTCATAATTTGCATAGGCAGAAACAGACTTAGCAACAAGTCCGCCTATTGCCGTTGCTGCTGCACCCATACCGCCTACAATGGCTTTGAATGATATTCCAGCAACCTTTTTAAGTCCTCTGTATGCAGCGCCGCCTGCTTTTTTCGCTATTGCCGATAAATTGTTTTTGACTTTATTCAATCCGCTGTTAAGTTTTGATGTATCTGTGTTTTTGAAACGGTCAAGAAACTTTTTTGTCTTTTTGGTACTGTCGCCTAATTCGTCCATATCGTCGGCGGTTTTGTTGACTTCTTTTTTCAACTTATCTACGCCGTCGGACTTTCCAAGACCTGATACAGACTTCTTTGCGTCGTCTGCACTCTTTTTCAGTTTACCTAAACCGTCGTCAACATCATTGCTAACGGATTTTTTCAACTTATCCATTCCGTCATTGATTTTATTGAGCGTGCCTAAGTCGGACTTAAAGCCAATTTCAATAATATCTTGACGGATAACATTTGCCATATATGTACCTCCTTTCTTGCAGGAAGTAAAAAGCACCCTAAAAAGGGTGCTTTATTTTTTGGTATTAGATTTTTTTATTTGTTCGTTCACTATATCAAGGGCTATATTAGCCTTTAACACTTGCTGCGGTGTCATTTGATTAAAAACGGTGTTGTAATCAAAGTTAGCAATATCGCAAAATATCAATCGCCAATAGTCCCACTCTTTAAGGACTTCGCTTTTTAGTTTTGCCTTTGATTTGCTTTCAAAATTGCCAAATAGTACGCTTTTGCCAAACTCCAAGACTTCATAAAAAGTCTGCAAGTCGTCAAAATCATCTGCCGTTACTTTTGGATTTATGATAATCTCGTCAAAAATAACGGCTGACAATTTAGAATTAGAATAGCGTTTTTTGTCCTCTGACAAGCACTCTGTCAATACACGCTCTGTATAGTTTTTCCCTTTCCATACGGCAGTGTATTCAACACCGTTTATGACCTTTTTTATAGTTTCCATATCAAATAAAAAGGCTATGAATAAGCCTTACTTGACCTTTTCGCCGCTCCCTGCGGGCTTCAATTCGCCCTGCATTACCTCACGGGCAAAGCTGACAACCGCATTAAATTCGTCCATATTGTCGAAAGAGTCAACGGTAAGTCCTTTAGGCTCAACGACAACATTATCAAAAAGATACTGTGCCATTTTCTCAAGGCTCGTGTTGTTTGAACCGTCAATATAGCTTTCGTCAACTGCTTTCAGAGCAACAGACAAACCGCTAAACTGCGCCTTGTAATTCTTCCCGTTGATTTTCTTTTCTACCGTATAAAACTTAATAGCCATTTTATAGCCCTCCAAATAATAGTAATGATAATGTAAAAAAGGCGACAATTTTATGCCGCCTTTTCGTCCTTAGTCTTTCGCTTTAGTCCGCCGCTTCGCAAACAAAGTCAAATACGCCGAATTCAAACTCCATGTCCTCGGCTTCTGCACCTCTGCTGATTTCGGGTGACTTTTTAAGCAGTGCCTTAGTGCCGCCCATACGCTCACCAAGCACCTTATTTACAACCCAAAGGGGGAACGGGTCTCTTTTCTGTGCAAGTCCAAGCAAATACCCTTTCTGCGGGCTTGTGGGCTGCACAACAACAGTAACAGTACCCAGCGGGTCATTCTTAATGCTGATACACACATCACCCTGTGCGCCGACGGAAGTTTCGTAGTTATCCTCGTCCTTTTCTCCAGTCACCATATCTTCGCCAAGACCAGTGATATAAACGCCGTCTACCATAACCGTACAATCTTTTGCGTCATAAGTAGTCATTTTTTAGTCCTCCTTATACATACTTAATAGTGCCGTTAATCTTCGCATAATGAATAGCACCAGCAAGCACAAATCCAAATTTGCCGTCACAATACTTTCTTGCCTGAATGTCTTCTGCGTCTGCGTTCTCACGCAAGCCAAAGTTTACGCTGTAAGCAGGCGTGCCGTCCTCATTGTCTGCGATAACGCCGTTGTTATATGCGTCTTTCAGTACATTCACGGTAACACTTTCCAGCATTGCAATACCGTTGTTGGTGTACGGCACTTTGCGCTGATTGTTGAGCAGCTTTTGTGTCTGATATTCGATTTGCTGAATTACATAATCCATACTGTCAACAACATCAATAAACTCACCGATAAAGGTTTTACCGTCCGATACAACGGTATCACCAGCCTTTTCAAGAATGGCAAGAATGTTAGGCGTGGTCTTAATTACCGTGTTGTAAGTGTCATTGCTCATTACAACGCCGCCGTTTACAATGATATTCTTGTAGGTGTAGCTGCCGACTGCAAGCCCGCATACTGCGCCAAGAATGGCAGCAATATTCGTTACTGCGCCGTCCTTGTCGTCTGCGTTGCTGCCGCACACAACAACCAGTCTGTCATTTGCGCTGTCATTATAACTTTCAGGCAAAAGAGAGATAGGCAGAAACAGCATTTTGTCAGCAGTAGTCTTGATATAGTCAATAGCGTCCTGCGACTTCGTGTTGTCCTCAATCACATCAAGCAGAACAAGCTGCCGCCAGCCGTTTTCCTCGGTCGCTTTGATTGCAGTTACAAGGTTTGCGGTAGTCGTACTCGCAGCCACACCCAAGCAAGCGACTTTTTCAGGCGGATTGTCGCCGCCCTGCAATGCTGAAACAAACTTGTTAAGCGCAGTTTCCGCAGCAAGCGTAGTAGCCACTTTGTCCAGTTCGATTTCAGCGTACTTTTGATTTGCAGTTGCCGCAGTAGAAAAAACGATAAGGGGATAGCCCAAACCCGCTTTGCCGATTACTTTCTGCAAATCAATAGTTACATTTACATCTTTAATCATTTTTTTACTCCTTTGTTGTTATTTCAAGTATTGCCGTTGTACTTTAAGTCCAAATTATCAACAACACCTGATTTGTTAATGTTGTTTTCTGTTTCATCAAACAGATAAAAGACAACATCAAAACCGTTCTTGTACTCATACTCAACGGTTAAAACATTGTCCCTGTTAGTTATGTCTGTGACGGATTGAACAACAACGCCGTTTCTTCTTAGATACACCCTACCCGAATAGTCCAGCCATTCCCTCGCTTTAAGTGCAAGGTTTACGCTTTCGCTATCCTTGTCAGACTGCGCTGTAATGCTCCAAGTCTGCCTTAATAGCTTTCGTGTAGTTCCGTCCTCGTGTTCTTCATAAGTGCCGTTATTCGCACTTGCAAGCGTTGTAATGGTGTAAGAAACATACGGATAGGCAGGCGGCTCTTTGTTTTGATTGCTTCTTATTACTTTGCAACCCAAAAAATCGCTTAAACCCTTTGGAATTACATTTTTCATATTTTCAATGTCAATCATAGTGCCACCTCGTTTCCGTCAATGATTTCAGTTCCGCTTGCGGCATTATCGAACGCACTAACCCATTTGAGCGTGTAAGCATAAACGCCTGTAAACACTGCATTCTCTTTAACTTCCTCAATACGATATACCTGTTCATCATCAACAACCGTTGCGCCTATTAGCCGTGTGTCTAACGCTTTAAGCATAAATAAACGCTTATCACGGGTCGTCAATGTTCCCTCTGCTCTGTATATCTTGCTTTCAGTAAAGTTGAGAATAGCACCCGTGAGTTTGACGGATATAGGGTTTACATCTACATATTCGCCCCTATCGTCATAATAGCCCTCATTTCTGTATGTTGCGGTAAACTCACGGCTGTATTTGTTTATCAGGCGTTCAAAATGAAAATACGGCATTTACTTTGTCCTCCATGTGATACCCTCAATCATTCCGCCTGTATTAACAAGCGGGTTACTGCTGCCTTTTTGCTCAACGGTATAAGGGTGATTTGGCGGATTAGATAAATCACGGGCGTATGTTTTTATGTTCGTTGTCAACACTTGACCGACTAAATCAAGTAGTTGCTGGTCGCTCATATATCCGCCCGCAACCTGCTCAACGGCTCTGTCTGCTTGCTTCATTACCTTATCAATATTCTTGTCGTGTCCTGTTCTCAAAAAAGACCTTTCAGGAATTTTGATTGTGGTAGTGTTTGGTGACAAATGCAAGCCGTGATAATGCAAATAGGCTCTCATTTTTTGGGTCACGGTAATATTACAGCCGTATTCGTGGATTGCGGCTAACCATTGATGTTCACCCTCAATAACGCCGACTTCAACTTTTCTTCCGTCTAATGTCTTAATGCTTTTTGTCATGTCAGGCATTTTATTGACGGTTGTTTTCCACTTTATGCCCATAGCACCGCACCCCCTTTTTTACTTCCACCTGCTAACGGCAGAAACAAAAGAAACAGGCGACACAAGGCAGTCACCAAGTAAACTGCTTGCTAAATCCCACAAAAGACTGTTTTTATCACTTGTATTGAATGACTGTGACAATCCCTCTATGCTTTCGCTTGATACGCTTACATCTGTTGCCATTGCTTCTTTGAATTTAACGACAAAAAGCCTTACACTTGCGGGCAAGGCTTTTAAGTCGTCGTCTTTGTTCACATCAAATTGCAATGTTGTATTGTTAAGCACCCATTGTAAAGCACTTTCAATCATTAGCAAGTCAGTATCTTTAATCTCAAATCCAAGATTTAACAATGCTGCTTGTTCTTTTGTCATTTAATCACCTGCTTAGGCTACTTCGATAGCGTAGCACTCGTTCGCACGCTCAAAGGACGGCAGCACGATTTCGGAAGCCGTGGTCTTAGTGTTCACGGGGTCGTCAGTAATAGTCACTGCAACCGCAACGCCAGTGTTCACGATAGATACACTTGCGTCCGCTCTCGTTGCAAGCGTTCTTTCTTCGGGGGTAGTGCCGTACCAAGTGTTGCCCAAAGTACCCGACGGCAACATCATTACAATGTTGTCAGGATAAAACTTTTGAGCCGTGCCGCTCTCGTTCTTAAACTGCTTATTGTAAACCACAATAGATACATTCAGTTCTTCCTCAATGTACGCTCTCACTCTTGCGGTGGTGTAGTTCACATTTGCGGTGGTGTTCTGTGCCAGCACGCCGCTCTGTACTTTCTTGCTGTTCTTGATATAGTTGAAAGTCGCCTTAGACATCAGCAGAACGGCGGGGCGGTTGCCCGTTGCTTCCTCCTGTGCGTCCAGTGCGTCCTCAATATCCTTTACGGGGTCGCAAGTATCAGCAGCAGACCACTTATTAGCGGCAGTAGTGATTTTCTTGTAATGTTCTTTCTTCCAACTGCCGTCAGGGTCGTAGTTATAGGTATAATTTACGCCGTTTGCAGAAATAGCAATGCCCATAGAACCGCTAAGGGGTGCAAGCAACTGCATAATCATTCTTTCAGGCACAACATTTGCGCCGTCAATAAGGGTCTGCGTATCGTTGAAAATGTTGTTCAGCACCTGCGTTGCGTAGGGGTCGTTTGCGTCCTGCACTCGCATAATTTCCTGCTCATCTGCTTCCTTTACAAGCATACTCTCACGGAAAAACGCCATTTCTGTTTCGTTAATGCTCACGCCTACACGGTCACGGAATTTAGACTTTGCGTCAAAGGCGGACGGTGCAAGAGAAACGGGCAAACCGTTGTGCCCCTTAATCCATTTCAGGTCAAGACCTGCCTTTTTCTGTGCGGGGAAAAGACCTGCACCAAAATACGGAATAGCATTACTTGCCGCATTCGTATAGTTAAGGGCAATAGCGTCCGCATTGAAAACTTCTGATAATCTCATGTGTTAAATCCTCCTTACATAAAAGTAATTTGTTTAAGAACAGTCTTAGCGCCAATTTTAGTACCGCTATCACTTGTGGTGTCCGCAGTGGGTGCAGCGGGCAGCTTAGCGGCAACGATAAAGCCGTGAATTACAACAGCGCCGTTCGGGTTCTCGGCGGGGTACACATCATTCAGCAACACACCGATTGCCTTATCGTCATTAGACGGAATAATAGTGCCTGCCTTAATAACACCGTTAGTTGCGGTGATTTCAGAGCAATTATACGGAATTGCTACAAAATGGTCGTTAGCAAGGATATTTACACCCTGCGTAACATCTTTGGTAGTAAATTTCATTACTTCTTACCTCCTAAGTAATAATCCAAGATTTCATTTGATTTCTTTTGCGCTTCTGCTTTCGCTTTGCCAAGTTCAGCAGCAACGCTTGTGTTTTTATCGTCCGTTGAGCCGCCCTTGCCGCTCCCGTTAGGTGTTCTGCCGTTAGCCTTAAAGGTAGCGTCAACTTTGGCAGTAACAAATCTGTCAACAAGGCTTTTGAATGACTTTACTTTTGCGTTAATAGCGTTTTCGTCCTCGCCCATTACAAAGTCAATAAGTTCAAGGGATAAGTCGCTGCCGTCGTCCAGTTCTGCTTCTTTAATTGCCTTAATAGCATACAGTCTGTTTTCTCTTTCAAGTAAGGCTTGTTCCTTTTCTGTCAATGCTTTTTCTTTGTCGGCAATTTCAAGATTTTTAATCTCTGCGTCGGTCAACTTTTCCTTTTTCAATCTGTCAAGTTCTTTTTGCAAATCTGCTTTTTGTTTGCCAAGTTCAGCCGTGATTTTGTCTACTCTTGACTGAATGAGTTTGTCGAGCGCTTCCGTTGATAACTGGGACTGATTTTGCGTGTTATTGTCGTCGCCTTTACCAGCGCCGCCGTCACCGTCACCAGTTCCGTTATCGCCATTGTCGCCGCCGCTTGCGCCGTCTCCGCTGCCACCGTCTGCAAACATCTGAATGTTGAGCGGCAAAAGTGAAGTTTTAACAGCGTCAAGCGTGTTTTCTGCTGCCGTGATTTGTTCTGTCGTCATTGTTTTGTTCCTCCATACCATATAGATATTTTTTTGCTTCCGTATAGAAAGCGTTTTTGAATACAAAAAAGAACGCACCATATAGATACGCTCTTTCTTTGTACTTATAAAAAACCGTCCACCTCGACACACCGCTTATCGTGCGGGGTTTACTATGGAACGGTATAGTTAATATGAAAATCTTTAGTTCCAATATTCAAGCATTCCAGCAAGTGACACTGCACATTGCCACGGTGACTGCCCTTTATAGTCCTTTTGACTTTCAATGTACTTGATATTCTTTTTTGCACGCTCAATTTCTTCTAAAGCGTCCTCGTCGTCTTTATAGTCTTGTTCAAGGCGTTCAATAATCTGTTTGGCGGACATATCGCCCATTTCATTTTGCGTCAACATATATTTTCACCTCTACAATATTATAATATATAAAACTTTTTTAGTATATTGACACATTACACAAAAATGTATGTAAATATTTGGCTTTATTTGTGCATTTTGCGAATTGTATTTGTACTGCATTTGTGGTACAATATATACATAAGATAAAGAAAGGGGGCAATATAATGAACGAGCAACAAATCGCCGAATTAAAAGCAATCGTTGACAAACTTTCAAAGTTATATGGCAAACTTGAAAAAGACACCAAAGAAAATCATCAAATGTTGCTTGAAATCGCTATAATGCTTTCAAAACTGTAACCAAAAGGGCGGTGTAAAGCCTCCCTTTTAGCCCTCTTGCGCTTTTAACAACTTGTCACGGTAACTCAATGCTTCGTCGTAATCTTCAATCGTTTTCAGTTTGTCTAATTCCTCTTGCGTAGATACCTTGTAAGCCTTTTTGGCGTTCTTTTCAATAACTGTTTGCAAGTCGTCTGTGTTCTTCATCATAACATACACATCAGGGCGAGTTTTCAGCAAATACGGGTCGTCCACATAATCAGCATTAAACGGTATTCTTGCAACAGGCACATAGCCGCACTTTTCATAAGAATTTGCAAGAAACGAACCGTAACAATCCATTTTTTCACCGCCGTTTGCCCTTGCTGTTATAATGAGGTCATTTACGCCGCCTTTTACCTTATATTCTGCATTTTTGAATACTGCCGTTATATCCCCGTCGGGCTTAACCGCCACGCCTGCCATTTGATTTTCAGAAAGAAACAGTTTGAAGTCTTTAAGTTCTTCGAGCGGGTGAGTATCAACGCAAGCCGCCGCCCCACCTTGCTTTTTCATTTCCCTTATTGCCTTATCAAATGCCGCTGTGTCCGTAGTTCGTTGCAGTTCGAGATTTGCAATGCCGTTATTATTCATCTGCTGCTTAATGCTGCCGTGAACACTTGCAGTATTTACGGGCTTTCCCGTTGCCTTTTCAAATTCGGCAAAGGTCATTAGGTTATATTCAAGAAAGCAACGGCAATTACAGTCATGTCCAGCCACGCCACTATGTGACGGGGCTTTTGTTTTAACGCCGTCGTCAAACTTGAAGTAGTCGCCAGCTTTAACAGTCCGCCCCTCCATTGTCACATGATTAGGCTTGCCAAAATAAGAACGCCGTCCTGCTGTATATTTCTTTCGTGCTTTTACGCCTGCTTTTCTCTTGTATGCCGCAACCTGCGGGCGCACCCGTTCATCTTTCATTGTGCGCCAAGTAGCCGCATAAATGTAATTGCTGCCGTCAAAGCATTGTTGCAAGTCAACGGCACAATCCATAAAACCGCCCTCTTGTACTCTGTGCGTTTCTGTTCGGGCTATTGTAATTGCCTTGCGATAATCAATATCAAGTCTGTTTGACAGTTTCTTTGCGACCGTTTCGTACCTATCCCCCGTTACTAAAGCCATATTCAACTCTTGCTTTATGCCGTAAATGACCTCTGCCCTGTGCTTTTCTAACACATCAGGCAAAGTTAAGCCGCTGACTGGATTATCAACGGCATTTTTCATAACTTCGGGTCTTACAGACAATCCTTGCAATTTGGCGGCAAGTTCAGCGTCACTATTTGATTTTTGCACCGCTTCGACCATACCGTCATAGCAACTTTTGTATGTTTCCTCTACGGTATCAAGAATAAGTTTTGCATATTTCGGGCTTAGACCGTCAACCTGCTTTTCGACTTCTTCAAGAAAACGGGCATAGCGGCTTTGTGACTGCAACAAAGCAATGCTTAAATTGCCGTCACTATCCGCATACTGTGCATACTCATTGCCAAGAAAGCCTATTAACTCTTTCATCAATGCTTTGTATAAGCGTCTGATTTTCTTTTCCGCTCCCGCTGTTCTGTGTTCTTCAATTCGCCGTAACTCGGCAAAATAGCGGTCAAGCGTCTTTTTTGAAATCGGCATTACTCATTATCCTTTTTTGCCTTTTTTTCGTCGTCTGTTTCTTCATCTTCGGGAATGTCTTTTGATAATGGTGTAATATCGTTCATTTCCTTTTCTTTAAGGGATAGAACATAATCAACATCATCAATAAACGACAACTGGCTATATACAATCTCGTCAGGCAAGCCGATAGCCTTTAATGCCTGCGCCGTCGTTGCTTCGTTAGCAAGGTCAAGCGGGAAGTTACGCACAAAGTCCATATCTGCTTGCAACGGGTCAAATGCAATTTGCTTTTTCGCCCATGCACTCGCAAGAACACGCCACATATACTGTCCTGCGTCCATCATCTTTGCTTCAAACATACCGCACTTTGTTTCAAGCCCGTGCAGTTTGAATTTTAGCGACACACCGCTTGCCGCTCCAAAGGTTTCATCATTCAAATTTGGCGTTTTACTGAAACGATAGATATTATCCTGCACACGCTGTAAATGGTGCTCGGTAAAACTGTCGTTGATATTCTTTGTTAAGAAATACGCCTTGCCCTGCTGCGTACCCGTGGGCGGGAACACAAAAGAACCGCTTTTCTGCCCCTCTCTGATTGTTTTGTCGCTGATTTTCAGATTTTCAAAAATCAAATAGGCGTGTACAAACGCTTCTACCTCGTTTGAATTATCCGACAATACTTTGTCGTAATCATCAATCAAAGAAAGCACCTTTTCAGCGTCGCCCAACATCTCTTTGTTGTTTGCGATACCTTGCAACGGGCACAAATCGAACATGTGCGGCTTAGGCTCGCCGTCCTGCTCCAATTTGGACAGGTAGCCCCTGAATGTGTAAATGTATGTATTGTCGTAGAATTCAACAACCCACGACTTTACATTGTTAATATCCCATACAGGATAATAGCGGATTGCATACTTAGGCTCTGAAATATCTGTCTTTGACAAAATGATAGTTTCAAATCCATGTACGGGCATTACTCTTTCGTTGCCGTCTGTGTCAACATAAAAAAGCCTGCCAGCATAACCGTAAATGCTTGCAAACTTCGTTGTTTCCATATCCACACCGTACATATTGTTACGGGTGATAAAGTCGGTCTGCGCTTTTGTCGCCTTTTCAACCGCTTCTTTACCGCCCGTTGCTTCTTCTGCTTCGTCATTTTGTCCGTAACTGTATGTAATAGGCTTGCCAGCAAAATAGCCCGTCTTAAAATCTACAATTTCACTGAAAAAGTCATTGTTGATTTTGTTGTTTATCGGGTCTTGTTCTTCAAATCTCGGCTCACGCTTGAAAATAGGCACGCCACCGTCCATAGTCATATAGCGGTCATACAGTTTTTTGTTGTAAAGCGCATTTCCTCTGTGTTTATTGATAATCTTGCTTAGTAATTCGGGTGTAATGCCGTTGCTATCAATTTCATCAATAAAAGCCGTAAAATCGGGGTACAACTCATTTATTTTTCTTGCCATTTTTTCCTCGCTTCTTCTTTTTAGATTTATAGTTTGCTATTTTTCTATCAAATAGCACTTTATTGTCATAAGTAACGGTCATTCCGCACCTCTGACATACTCTTACATCATTGACGGTTACAAACTCATGATTGCACATTACAGTCTTGTCCCTGCCTTTACCTCTGCTTCTAACATTTCTTGTTCAAGCGCATATCTCAAAGCGTCTAAAAGGTGATTGTTTGCGTCAACGGGCTTTGCCATTGCGTTACCGTACTTATCCTCTTTCCAATGGTACTGCTCTATCTCGTTTTTGAAATTTTGGCAGCGCACATCAACTATTATTTCGTATGTTTGCAACCACCGTATGCCACGATTGATACTATCCGCACCCTTTACGGCAGGCGTTGCATTTACGCCGTGATTTGCTAAATAGTCAATCGTTTTAGGCTCTGCACTATCGCAAGTAATGTAATCATCACCGACAAAACTATGTGCTACTCTCACAAGTTCATCATCATTCATTCCCGCTTGGTAGAATTCATCAAGTATGTAAATCTTTTTGCGGGTTTTATCAATATGCACCTTTATTAAGGCGTTAGGGTCTGACGAATAGCCAAAGTCGCAGCCATAATATAAATGGTCGAAAGCCTTTGACTGCTCGCTCAAATCCTCTGTATGCCAGTTCTTAAAGATAATGTTGCCGAGTATGCCCCAGTTGCCAAGCGAATACACATTGTAAAAATATGGGTCGCTCTCATTCTCTAATTGCGCTCTATCTTCGGGGGTCAAAAACAAATTATCCTTGTAGGTGGTCTTTAAGATTAGTAAATTATCATCTTCATAATAATTTTTGTCGTCTTGCCAACCGCCGAAAAATGTTTGATATATCCAATGTGATTTTAAGATAGGGTTAAATGCTAAAATAATGCCTTTGCGGTGTTCACTGTAACCACGCAAGCGCTTTGTCAACTGCTTGTAGGCGGCGTACTTTATCTCTGTTGCTTCTTCTACAAATATCCTTTCGAGTACGCCCTCAATCGGTGTAATTGACTTGACCTTTTCAACATCATCAAGCCCCGCAAATAGTATTTGCTTGTTATTCAGGGTGTTAGTAATAACCATATCCGAGCGGTTTATTCTGTAATACTCGCTCAAATTCATTTTGATTATTGCCTTTGTTACCTCGTTGAATATACTGTTACGCATTGTCTTTGCAACATTACGGCAGCAAAGCCAATTTACCCCGTTCATATTATCAAGCACAATCTTTTGTCCGTTGAAATAAGATTTACCACTTGACGAGCCGCCGTAAAAGATTTGCACAAATTGTGGCTTATCAAGATATGGAAAATACACGGGGTTTATCTTTACATCAATATCTATTTGTACCACCGCCCTTTACATCACATCAAAAAACAACACAAAAAAGCGGCTGATTTGCTCAACCGCTTTTGTCTATTGCTTTTATAAAATCTTTGTGCCGTCGCTCTCTTTTATACATTCGCCGTTTTTATACAACCCGTGAACTTCAAAGCACTTTTTAATTGCTCTACCTATTGTTTTATATTTCTTTATGTGTTCGCCGCCGCAAAAATCACACCATTTTACAATATACATATCGTCGCCCCCCTTTTTATCTTTTTGGATAATCACAACCTTTTATTGCTTTTTTGAATTGTTTATATGTCATTACTTGCTCTGTGTTATCAGTATTACTTTTCATAATGTATTGTTTGCGGCTACCTAACATTGCAATATCAACCAAAACATACTCACCAAAATCATAACCGATTAGATAATCAAATGTTTTTGTTGTTGTGCTTTGAATATAAACCTCAATACCATTTCGCTCACATTCAAATTCAAGATTATCTCTATCTAATGTTTTGAGCCATTTTCTCATTTTTTCATTGTTTTTGTAATAATCAATTTCGTTAAGTTTTTCAATCATTTCACTTTTAGTAAGTGTGTGTGTCATAATCTTTTTACCTTTCTATATATATTGCTTGCCCCTCATTACATATATATAATAACACATTTGCAGTATAATATCTATTGACATAATGCACAAAGTTTTGCCTTGATTTTTGTACATTTTTTAGCACTTTTTGTATTGACTTTGTACTTCTTTTGCAGTATTATATTATTGTAAGTTAAAGGCAGTAAGCCGACGGGCTTTAAGCGTAGAAAGGTAAATACTATGACAGATAATGAAAGACTTGCAGCCATTCGCAAAGAGTTGAAAGAACACGGCTACAATAACCGCCGTGTCGGTGTAACTTATGACGGCTATGCAATTCGGCTAACCATTAAAGAATTAGCCATTGACAAAAAAGAGATTGAAAACATAGCAATGAAATACGAAAGCTACAGCCGTGACGAGCGTACAGGCGAGATTTTAAGCGGCGGCAATACATTTGTATTTGTAGACTATGATTACCGCTTGACAGCATAAAGGGGGGCTAATAATGAATGATACAACCAACTATGACGCAATCGACTATGACGCAGCAAGAGCCGATATGAATTACTTTTACAACGAGGCTGGCAACTTGTTTGATAAATATGACTGCACAGAAGAAGAAACAAAATTTATTTGTATGATTTATGCAGCTTTCAAACAGGCAATGACTAATTTGCAAAACGGGGCGGTATAATAACCGCCCTTTTTATTTTGCTATGCGCATGATTTTGTCAACGGTCAAATATTCTTCACATACTGGCGTGCTGATTTTCTTGTAGAATTCTGCACGCTGCTTTTCGTCCTCAAATACAAGAATAGAATAAAAGTTGATATTATTCTTATCTTGCATTCTCTCTTTGCCCGCTTCTCTTGCCGCTTTGACTTCTTCAAGTCCCTGCTTCACTTCTTGCGCTTCGGGGGTCTCAAATAGCTGCGTGAACTTTTCGTCACCGTCATACATGAAATCCACATCAGTTTTAGAAAAGCCCATATCGTCAAAGTCAATACCAAATTCTTCCGTCATATTCGCTAATGCGTCTAAGTCCCAGTCGCCTTGCATTGACGGGTTGTTCAACTGAACATTTAGTATTGCTTCTTCTTGTTCGTCAACATCAATTACACAAACATCAAGCGTATAATCTTTGCTGCGCTCTAAGGCGTCTAACTGTTCAAGTCTTTGGTGCCCACCTACAAGGTTGCCCGTTCGTCTATTCCAAGTCAGAGTAGATACAAGCCCGTGCTTTCTCAAACCGTCTTTAAGTCGCTTTTTCGCTTCTTTATCCATAATGCGTGGGTTGTAGTCGGCGTTTTTAATATCTGCTCTGCTGATTTTTTCAACCGTGAATTTTTGATATTTACTTTGTGCCATTTGGCTTAACCTCCTGCTCCACCGCTTGAACGCTTTTTCATACTGTTTACTCTAAATCTTTTTTTTGATAATGTTACCGCCTTGTCTGTAACATTACCCCTTTTGTCTTTTGACTTTAACCAATAATAATTCACTCCGTTTGTTCTTCTCATTGAAACAGGATAGCTGAATTTTCTTGCCACTCAATCACCTACTTTACTTACCGTACTTTTCAAACCTTTCAACTGCCGCACCTGCGAACGGATAAACCTTTAATATCTTTTCATAATCTGCGGGGTACATATTTTTGATTGTTGCCAATTCACACCCTGCCAAACTGCGAAAAGAAAAGCCGATTTTCTTTTGTTCGGGGCTTAAATACAGTTTCTTGTATTTGATGTACTGTAATACTTCTTGTTTGTTCCAATATGCAATAGGGTAAAAGCGTCCTCGCTTGTAGTCTATGCTACCGCTCTGCTTAATCATTGCATTACGCACGATACTATCAGCACAACGCTCACCCGCTGCAATCCAATGTATGCCCGTTCTCTGCCTTAAATATTCGTAAGTGTCTGTAATGCCTACAATATCCACATTCGGGTCAAACATTGTAAAACTGCCGTACTTTAAGAAGTTTGAACACTCAAAGTGCGGCAGCCTGATGATTTCTATGCCGTATTTATCCTCATACCTCTTTAGCATTCTTTCTTGGAATTCTAAGTCGGGTACAAGATACATAAAGAACGGCACAACCCTTTTGAAGTACCTAACGCACAAATCAAGCGTTACAATGCTATCCTTGCCGCCACTAAAGCCGACAATGACGCTATCTGTAACGCTTGCCTGTGTTTTAATGGG